CCTCATCACTTTACAACGACGCATATTTAGATCAAATAATTGATACAGCCGAGGCAGTTATTTTGCCTATGCTAGAAAAATATGCTTCCCCAATCGGGAGTACCAAACTTCAAGACAACGTAGCAATCTTTACTACTCTTGGCGAAAACGTATTTAGCGCTGGCCAAACAGTAGTTATTACAGGTTGTGGCACACCTTACAATGGAACTCGCACAATCCTTGACGATGATAACTTAGATGAATATCAGTTTGCTGCTGCAATTACAAACGCTGATATTAACGAGCGAAACGTTATTCCAAGTGGTCTAGCCACCCTATCGGGAGCCTCTACTTATGTCGGAAACGACGCAATCGAGTCCGCAGTTTATGTAGTAAGCGTTGAAGTATTTCAATCACGTACCGCAGCTGGTGGGCAGATAGAGGGCGTGGATTTTGCACCAACTCCGTACCGTATGGGCAGAAGCCTCGTTAATCGTGTCCAGGCTCTACTTGCGCCGTTCATTGATGTCGAGTCGCTATGCCAATAAGTGCTACTCGTACTGCTCTAGAAACAGCTTTAAGCGGTATTGCCGCTAACGTTTACAATTCTGTGCCCGAGTCGGTAATACCACCTGCAATAGTTATCGTGCCTGACTCGCCATACATTGAGTTTGACATTATTGGTAAATCTACAATTAGGTGCAAATTAAACTTTACTATTACCGTTGCAGTTGGTTATTACAGCAACGAAGCAGCGCTAGACAATCTCGAAACGTTGCTATTATCAGTTTTAGCGGCTCTGCCTGCTAATTATGTAGTTGGGGCAGTAGATCGCCCGTCAATTACTCAAGTCGGTGCAAGTGACTTACTGGTCGCTGACTTTAACGTATCAACCTACTACACAAACTAAGGAAAACTATGAGTACAACCGTAGTTACGGGCAGAGATGTCACAGTGTCTTTCACTAATGACGCAGGCGTGTCAATCGATACCCAAGCAACAACAGCAGTATTAACCAAAACAGTAGATCGTCAGACCTACCAAACTTTAGACGGAGAAGCCTACAAAACTACAAACGTAGAAGGCACTTTTGCATTAGAGATCCTAGCCGACTGGGGCAAGACCAACAGCATATGTGAATATGTATGGGGGTTGCTTGATACTGCACCTGATACACCACGCGCAATTAGCTTTACCAGTGCAACTGGCGCTACCTTTGCGTTTAACGTATTGCTAGATTATCCAACAGCAGGCGGTACCGCACCTGACGCACAGACAGTAAGTTTTAACTGGAAAGTTGAAAAGGGCGCAGTAACAGAAACCTTTAGCTAAACCAAACAATCGGGAGAACAAATGAAACTAAATATCAAGATAACTACAAACGCAGGTGACCAGGCTACTTACACAGCCCAACCGCCTGAGTGGCGCAAGTGGGAATTAGAAACTGGTCAAAAGATTAGTAAAGATCCTTCACTAGGTATTAGCGATCTTATGTTTTTGGCTTATCACGCTATGAAGCGAGAAAATCCAAATAAAGCACAGGTCAGCCTGGATAACTGGTGTAACTTGGTTGCAGATATCGAGATAGAGGAAACAGCAATAAACCCCACCCAAGCGGTAGCCTCAGCCGACTAATAGTCGAACTAGCTATCGCAACACAGATCCCTATGCAGTATTGGGATACAGCTGAGGATATTGCAACGGCACTAGAGATACTTAAGGAGCGTAATGGCAGACGTTAAAGTCGAGTATGACAAAGCCGATCTACGTCAAATCCTTAAATCCTTTAAGGCTATGGACGAGGAAGCAGTAGAGCAATCTAAAAAACTTTCTGCTGAGTTGGCTGAATATGCTGCTGATCAAATTAAATCTGCTGCTAGACGCAATAATAAATATCCTAAAGGATCTATTAAAGTTGCTGACGGTGTTCGTATTGCTAAGTCCAGCAAGATTGGTGAGTTTAAGTATGGCTTTGCTAGTCAAAAGTTGAGCGGTGGTGGTAATACTACCGACATACTTTATGGCTTAGAGTTTGGATCTAGGCGCTACAAACAATTTCCTGGCAGATCGCCAAACAGAGCTCGTGGTAATGCTGGCTATTTTATCTACCCAACGTTGAAAAAAGAACAGCCTGAACTTATTGAAAAATGGGAAAAAGGCTTTAAGCAGATTACGGATAAATACTAATGGCTGGCAATCGTACTCTTAAATTATCTATCCTTGCTGACACAGCAGACTTAGTTAAAGGCTTAAAGACAGCCGAAAATGAAACCCAATCTAGTAGCGGTCGTATTGGTAATGCCTTTGCAGCGGTTGGTAAAGCAGCTGCCGTAGCTGGTGCTGCCGTTGCAGCCTATGGCGTTAAATTAGCGGTAGACGGCGTTAAAGCGGCTATTGAGGACGAGCAAGCCCAAGTCAAGTTAGCGGGATCCTTAGAGCGTGTTACAGGTGCTACCAAAGATCAGATAGCAGCAGTTGAGGAACAGATATTAAAAACCTCACTTGCGACAGGCGTTGCAGATGATGAACTACGCCCTGCGTTAGATCGCTTAACTAGATCTACTAAGAACATTGAGCAATCTCAAAAACTATTAAACTTAGCCCTAGACATTAGCCGAGGTAGCGGCAAGAGTTTGGAATCTGTTACTAATGCTTTATCTAAATCCTTTGAGGGTCAGAACACAGCTCTAGGTAAATTAGGTGTCGGTATCTCAGCTGCTCAGTTAAAGACTATGAGCTTTGATGACATAACTAAGCAACTAGCTAATACCTTTGAGGGTGCTGCTGCTCAATCTGCTGAAACGTTTGCAGGCAAAACCGCTAGGTTACAGGTTGCCTTTGATGAGGCTAAAGAATCAGTAGGCGCAGCTTTATTGCCAATCTTGACTCGTTTGTTTGATTTTATTAACGAGTATTTAGTGCCAATCTTTGATCGTTTTAGTGGCGATACATCTGCTCTTGGTGAAAACATTAAGAACTTTTTGACACCTATTCTAAACACTTTGCGGTCTGCTTATGAAAAGATCAGCACAGCAGTTAAAGAAAACGCTGACGAATATGGTCCACTAATTGATCTGCTTAAATCTTTGGCTAGTTTTGTTAAAGGCACAGTAGCACCGATATTGGTTGATGTATTAGGTGCAGCCTTTAGAGGCATAGTTAATACAGTCACCTTCTTAATTGACAAGATAGGCGATCTAATTCAGTTGTTTGCAAGATTAGGTAATGCCATTAAGAACTCACCACTAGGTAAATTAGGCGCTGGTATCGCAGACATATTTACAGGTGGCAGTAAAGCAGGATTAAGCATTAACACATTAGAAGGTGGCGCACTTGGCGGTTTAGGTAGTGCTAGTGGTGTAACTCCAATAACAATAAACAACCCAATTATTAAGGGTGACGGAAATCTTGCACAAGCTATTACAGATGAGTTTAAGCGTGAGCAATTAGGCATAGGTAGAGTAACTGGCTACAACCCTTGGATAGAAGCTCTGGAAACAGCTACAAGTGTCGTTTTTGGTCGCCAAGGTGGTTTTGGTCTTTATGACGCTCAAGGTAGATTAGTAAGTGGCAATAGTCCTACTAATGATCCAACAAACATACCTGGTTCAATAACGATTAACGTAAATGCACCTAGCGTAATTGACGAGGAAGGCTTTGCTAGAGCAGTTGGAACTGCTTTAAGTAATGCAACAGCTAGAGCAGGTACAATACAAACCACGCCAAACTTTGCAGTCTAATGCCAGCGTACACACCTAATCCAGCCGTACTAATTGACGGCGTAACTTACACAGGCGACACTCTTAATGGCGTAAGCATTACTACTGGACGCACAAGTGTTGATGAACAACCACGCGCAGGATATTGCACGATTACTTTAATTACGTTTGATAATGATATTCCCGTAGTTGAGATAGATCACTCAGTACAGGTAGAAATAGATGATACAACTGGCACGCCTGTAATTATCTTTGCTGGCTTTGTCTCAGATGTTGAACGCAGTATCCAGTCTTATGGATCAGTAGGTTTTACTACGACCACACGCATTACAGGTGTCGGATCACTAGCTAGGTTAAATAGACGCTTGGTTGGCGGTACAGGCTTTGCTAAAGAGTTTGACGGTACTCGTATTCTAAACATAATTAGCGAAGCCACAGCCGAGCGTTGGCAAGATACTCCAGCAGGAGTTACTTGGGCTGCCGTTGATCCTGCACTTACCTGGAATACTTACAATCCTTATTTAGGCAACATAGATACGCCTGGAGATTATGAAATAGTTGCATACTCTAGCGGCGAAACTAATGCCTTTAATCTTGCTGGTCAAGTAGCCAATAGTGCTAGAGGCATACTTTACGAAGGTCGTGACGGTAGGCTTAATTACGACGACGCAAGCCACCGAGTCAATGAAGTTAGTACCAATGGTTTTACAAC